TAGCCGCCCGATGGCCGGGGAAGTTCCGGCGATTCCCTGTTGTACGCCCGATCAAACGCTTGCCGCACCATTGACAATTGCTCTTCCAAACTCTGCTCTTCAGCCTTCGTCTTCATAGCTTTTGCCTCCTCTGCCCCCCGCCACTGACTGAAGCAGATGGCGACGGCCTGTGCTCGCTCTTTCTCTTTGTCTTTGTCCAGTCCCTCCGCTTCCAATACGAGGGGGATGCACCTGCTGGTAAACTCCTGCTCTTCTTCGCCTTCTTTCGGCTCTGGTAGTGACATAATGCCTCCTAAATATAAAAACCCCCAAGCGGGCCGTCAGGCGGCTTGGGGGCAATCGGGTTGCTCTGTTATTCGGTTATGTTACGTAAGGGTTAGCTCAAGTCTGTGACTTACTTGGTGCAAACTTGTATGGATCAATAGCCACGTCTAGCTTTGTGACTTCATACTTATCCATCAGTGCTTCCAATTCCAGAAGAAACTCTGTCTGTTCAGGAAACTCTATGCCGTGGTGGTTTATTGTACCTACTATGCAGGTATCCATGTTACCTACTTGGGTCATCGGGTAACTCTCCTTTCACTGAACCATTCTCAGCCCACAGATACCCACTCAATGGGCTTCTCACTTGGGTCATCAAGTGACTCCGCCCTCAGCTTGGCAATCAAATCCTCAATGTGAATTAGCGACTTGTGCCATTCGCCATGATGCTTCCGCTTGGTGATAATTATAGCCTGATTGTCCCGAATTGTCAATTCGAACTCAGGTGTGTTGCATACCTGGCATCTGACTAGCATGCTCACATTTCTTTCGGGAAGGTTTGTCATAATGGTGATGATCCTATTGAATCATTTCCCTCGTACAGATAGGGCGGCGTTACTCCGCCTATGCGCCATTCCCCCGCCGTCGCGGTGTACCCGCCTTTCAATAAGGCCTTGACCTCCTGCAGCAGGGCCAGGGCCTTGTCCAGCTTGTCGTCGATCTCTCGGGCTTGTTCTGGGGTCATTCTGGCTTGCTCCTTTCAATGATGACTTGAGCCATTATGTAACCTAAGTAAAATAGTGAGTAAGCGATTAGGCCAGCCAGTAAGTTCTTCCGGTGAGCCCAGTCTTGAGATAATATCCATTGCCCGACGAAATATCCCCCGAGCCAGGGAATTAACACCGCTGGCCTTTTTCTCTTCTTGTCTTGTTCTGGGGTCATTGTGTTTGCTCCTTTCCGCTTGCCAACTTCAGCATCAGTACTATCCCTGTCTCTTTGTCAAGTTCTGAAACGCCTGGGGTATTGTTGGTCGCCATCTGCCAACCGTTGCAATCCCAATCACCGCAATCGCACGGAACAGGATATAAGCCCAGGTCGCCAAGTTCTTGAAAGCTCAACTTACTGCCCGCTGTATACTGCTCGACAAATTCTTGTATGGTCAGGTTGCTCTCGCTCATCCTGCTAACTCCTTCACTATCTCCTCACCCGCCTTGGCGAAAAACTCCTCAACCTTGCCCTTCTGCTCTTTGGCATGCTCTGTCATGCGCTTCCAACGGCCTGCATGGACAGCGGCCTGCTTTGGCCCGATGACATAAGGCGCATAGGGGATGGCCGTGCCAATAATGCCCCTGATTTCTCCGCCTACGCCCTTGATCTCGCTGGTGATGCTGCGGCCCAGGGTCCCTGTCCGCCTGTAGGTGCTCATTGGCGGAGGCGCTGGGTACACGGCCACCTTGCTCTGCAAGAAGTAGACTGCCTTTGTCATGGCCTTCTTGATCTCGGCGTTGACGACCTTGTTGGACGTGCCGAAGCGCTTTAGCAGTTCGTCGAGACCTTCGACGGTTATGGTTACGTCGTCAGGCATTTTGAGCCTACTCCATAATAATGGGTGTCCACCAACATCTGCACGATGGATGGGCAGGAATTTCGTATCCTATGTTTGTTTTGGGATGCTTTGCCGGCTCTCTCAGCGTGGCTATTACGCCCCGTGCCATCTGTTCCTCTGGGCTAGTCGGTTGCGCCTCCTCCTCAATAACTTCCAAGCCTCCCAATGGCCCGCAAATAGGACATACCCTTTCATCGTTCGCAGTAGTCCAGCGCCGCCCCCTGACTACCCCGCTCTCCTCCCACGCCCTGGTGTTGGCCTCGGCAAAGACACGGGTGATCTCTGTAGCTGCAATCATCTCAGCACGGACGGGATTGACAAATATCTTCTGCACTCTAGCTACCAGGTCGGGGAACGTCTCCCCTGCTTCGATCCAGTTGTTGATGCTCGCCTGTAATCGCTTGCGCGTAGTATCGTTGATACCACTGATAAGAGAGTAGCTATACTTCCTGGCCCACTTCGCCGCCGCCGCATTGACTAGCTCCCATTCAGCTCCGATCTCGAATGGCAGCTTGCCGATAGCTAGCAGCACAGCCTCCTCCATTGCCTGCTCAAAGACGGGCAGCATTAACTGAACGTGGTCTTGCTCAAAAGCAGCCCACATCGCCTTGTCACGAATGAGGTCGGTCCCTACCGCCTTGATTTGCTTTTTAACGTCCCGATTCTTTTTAAGCCATTCCAGCACTATGTCCTGGTGCTTGCGCCAGACTTCCAGCAGGCCGTTCAGCAGCTTGTACTCCCAAGCCTGCTTCTGCCGCTTGTCGGGGTCTTCGTCAGGGATAGCCTTGCCAGCCTGGACGAAAGGGGGCTGCAAACGCAGCCTTCACCTCCTCCAGCGTGGTCGCTGCCGATAACTCCGCCTCGACACTGGCTTTCACATAAGCAGGTATCACGTCACTGACGAACTCCCGTTCGGCGGGGTTGCGCTCCGCCTTGAACTCCCTTACCGCCACGTCCCGCCACTTCCGCAAGTCGTCCTGGTAGTCAAGGTACGCCTGCACCTCTACTTCGTGTTCTCTCTCTCTGGCAATCGCCATTCCCTGTGCCATAGCTGCTTTTAGGGCTGCTTTAGCCTCCTCTACCTCTGCCGCTGACATAGCCTCAGGCAACCCCACCACCCCTCCCATCGGCGGCAGTTGCCAATACTTCTGGCGGATCTCGTCCACGGCCATCACGGGCGTCGGCATCCCTGTCATTGGGTCAATCGTACCCCGCAGGATGAGTTCTAATTCCGCTAGCTCAATGTCCTTGTCGGGTATGCGAATGTCTTCGAAGCGGCCTCGCAGGTTGTCACCGTAACGGCACAGCGGCCCCTTGTTGATCTGGCTGCTGACACGCTGCAGCCTGGGCCACAGCGTGTCATTGGTGAAGGTGCGCTCAGCGACCTTAGCGTTAGCCTCCGTCGCGTTCTCGCTCCACTTCCCCATCGGGATACCGTAGATGTTAAATATCTGCCGCTGGGTCAGGTTGAGTAATTCGAGGAACTGCATATCCTTGTGGGGGATACCCAGTGTCTTCACGTCCACCGAGCTACCCCGCACAAAGGCTATTTTGTGCGCGTTACCTATCCCACCATACTTCCCTTGCCACTGCTTGACTACCGTCTCGTAGTCGGAATCACTGATGGCGTTCTCAATGCTCACAATGGCAGAGGGCATGGCGTTCTCTCGGAAGAAGCGGGCGTTCCACTCCTGCGCCGCGCCGTCCTGCTCGATGGTGTACCGCAGGGCCTCCAGCGGCGATAAGCCAATGTAGTCCTCTATTGGATGCCACCGTTTGAAGTGGACAACCTCGTCTTTGTACAATGGCAGGCTTTGGCCGTCTACGGTGTAGACGTAGCCCTTCAGCCACTCATCGGGGTCTGGCACTGGCCGCATCCTGTCCGACCGCAGCCACCAGATTTCCAACGGCTCACTGCCAGCAACGGGCCTGCCGTCCGCACCCGATGGCAGGGTCAGATACCAATAGGCGTTCCCTGTGAGTTCTAACGACCCGAAGGTGGCCTCCATGAGTTCGTAGCCGCTCATGCTCTCATTCGGATGTGCTAGCCGTTGCTCGAAGGGGTGGGCGGTGATCTCCGTCTCCTCTTCGCCAGCTACACTGAAGACCTGATAGGGGACGGCGGCGGATGCTTCCATGATGCGGGTGACACAAAAGTAGACCCAAAGGCTGGACTGGTAAGTAGCCGCCTGCTTTTCAAACTCGGAGTAGTCGGGGAGGCGCCACTTTTGCGCCTCGGCCGTCCTGCGCTGCCAGTCTAGTATACCACCCGTCTGTGCCTTAGCGTAGCCACGCGCCTTCAGAAAGTTTTCAATAATGCCCATGTACTAACTCCAGTTAGACCCACTCCATAGAGAACTTGGACTTGCTGAGCATCTGCACCGCTCCGCTTACCGCGTCCTGCTCATCATCGTGTGGCCCGTCAGGGAACATTTCGCTCCGGTCTAAAAAGCCCTGAATGTCCCAGCCTCCCGCCACGATCTTGACGTTGCCCTGCTCTGCTTGCGAGGCCCATGGGTTGGCCCGTGTCAGCTTGTCCTTTGCAGAGGGATAGCCGCGTATGGTATAGCCTATCAGCCCCGGCAGCGTCACGAGTTCAGCAATGACGATCTTGCCCGATGCGCCTGGCTCTTGCTCCACCCCGATCCGCACCGCGTGCCCGTCCAGCTTGGCCGTCTGTGCTATCAGTTGCTTGATACCATGCCAGCGGATGCGGTGGCGGCCAACGCGCTCAATGAAGTAGATGCCATCCTTCAGCGACACCCTGGCCCCCGCCGTGAAGTCCGGGTCGTCGCCCGCTGCCTTTTTCTCTGTGGCTGCCAAGTCCCAAAAGCGGACAGTCTGCGCGTCGGCTGGCGCAGCGTCCACGATCTTGAACCACTCCCGCTTGAACACGTTGCCAGCGGCGGCCATGATGTCCCAGTCGCCCTCGAGAAGTCGCTTGCGCTCTACGAGAGGGAGCAGCTTCAGGTTGCGCTCATAGTCCGTGCCAGCGAGGTACGGATTGTCGCGCACGAAAGCGGGTATGAAGGTGCGGCTCTTGGCGTCTGGGTGGTCCCGCCCGACCTCGGTGTCCACGTCGTCAACTTGGGCATACCAGCGCAGCTCGCCAGGCTCGGCAGGGTTCGGATGCTTCTTGTCCAGCCATGCACCCCACCTGCGCTTGACCCATTCATGCCCTGGCCCGCCTGGGTTGGTGCCGGCCCTCATGTAGCACCGCAGGCCCGACCCGTCCGCCGCTCGGTTGCGGCTGAACAGGTAGAGATACTGGCGTTCTGTAAAGTGTGTCAATTCATCGAAGCCGATAAAGGCAAAGCCCGCACCCTGGTATTTCAGGCGGTCATCGTCGCGCCCCATGTGGCCGAAGTCTATCAGCGCGCCCGATGGGAACGTCCAGCGGTGGCGCTGTTCGCCGTAGCTTCCCCGACTTCTGGGGCCCGAGTACAGTTGTTTACTGCGGTCTATCAGGCCCTTGGCTTGCTCAAGCTCTGGAAAGGTTCGGCGGAACAGGATGCCGCGATAATTCGGGTTCGCTATCTGGCGCTGTGCTTCGACGAGTAGGGCCTCACTCTTGCTGCCGCCAGCCGCCCCGCCGAACAGAGCTTCATCGGCTGCGGTCTGGAGGAAGCGCGTTTGCGGGCCTGGGTTCGGATGCCACTCAGGAGCCGTCGTTGTCATCGCTTCCATCTACGGCAGGCATGAAAATGATGGGCCCTAGGATGCGCTCTCCCAGGCTGGTCAAGTCAATACCAGTAGGCGCATCAATCCCCAGTATCTTACACCGTCGCTCAATACACCACTGGACGCCAGACAAGAAGCTGGGATTGCCGACTTGCCCCTCACGTCGTACTTGTGCCTTGCTGCGAGTGGCCTTCTCACCCGCCGCCTTCTCGGTGGTCTGGGTCTCCTTATCCTCTTTGCTCGCTTCCCACGCTGCCCAGTATTCGCGTTCCAGCCTGTCAACCTTGGCGAGCTCCTGGGCCTTCGCCTCGTTGTAGTCTATGAGCGAAGATTCAAGCCAATTCTTTTGCAACGCTTTCAGGTCAAGGCTGATAGTTGGCTGCGAGACGCCAAGCTCCTCCGCAATCGCCGCCTGTGTCCACCCCGACAAGTAGCAATCGGCTATCCGTCGCCTATCCCGTATAAGTTGTGATGTGCTCCGTCGTTTCCCAGTCATTTATGAATCCAAGTATGAATTATGTCTCCTCATCTACTTGTCCACTTGCCACATTCGTCACCTGCTCACGTTGCCAGAAGGCGAGGGTCAACTTGGGTCAGTTCCGCCA